TTTTCAAAGCATCTTCATACATTGCTTTAGATTCTGCTATATTCCTAATTTTTCTGCTAGTCTCTCCTGTCTTCCTAGCACCTATTATTTGGTCAAACCCCGAAGAAGTTAGATACTCCTTCATGGGTAGGTTTGATTCACCTAAGTTAATCAGAACGAAATCTAAATCTTTTTGGCTAAAACTTGCTTTATCACTTTGTCTTATTTTCGGCTTTACATGTTCCTCTAAGAATTGCCTTATGTCCATTTCTGATATTAATCTGTAAGCATCATCTACATGCTTCTTGTATTCCTCTTTATCGTATTTCATATCGGGAGTTTGTTCTGATGCATTCTCCATGAAGTCATAGTTTAGGAATTTGGGTAGGTTTCTTTCTATTTTGTCATAGTCACCCGAAGATACAGGATTAAGTAAGTATCTTACCATCAACCTAAACATAGGGCTAGACGTATTTCCCATGTCGGAAGAATCTAGCCTTATGGTTTCACCTAAAGATACTACGCTATTCTGCTTGTCCAATACCAGACGAGAAGGAATAACTATGGTCATTTATCCGCCTCATGCCAGCCAAGCCGCCCATGCAGCACCTTTCTGAATCATTGCACCTAGACCTAACCCAGAACCCGGCGGTGTATATGTTGCTTGTCCGGTAGCAGGGTCTATCCAATATGGATTACCCATTGTATCGGTTCCTGCTGGTGGAACAGGATATCCAGACGGATTGTTGAATGCCTGTTGTTGTTGATTTATCATATTATTTGCTTGCATTATAGGATTACCGCCTGTTATTTGAGAGGGGTTTAGTCCTCCTTGGTTTGGCATACCCATTTGTGGTTGCATTGTTTGTTGCTGTGGCATTTGTGATGTAGCGAAACCTTGTGCTTCTAGATACTGTTGTTTAGCCATCTTCCTTTGCATGACCACTTCTGTATTCAACGCAGCAGAAACAATAGCCTGTATGTCTAATTGTATGTTCTCAGCAGTTATTGTTTCAAACTCCCTCAGTGCATTCTGCTCTACTTCCAAATCACCGTTTGTGTTGTTGATGAATTTTAGTTTAGGAAGCATCTGTGCTATCACCCTAGTAGTCACATCTTCTAATAATTTCTCAAATGCAGTAATGAATTCCACACCATGATACGTGAAGAATTCCTCTACATGATTCTCTTGTAGCGTTAGCAAGTTGTTAACTGCTTTGAAATCAGCAGCACCTTGTTGTGTTATCTGCTGTGCCAATGTTGTATTGCTTGTTCCAAAAAGTCCCATTTCATTCCACCTCTTCTATTTCTCTTTGTACTATTTGTGTGCCTGTTGACATCAACTCTATTATTCTTGTATTTATTGACTGGCTTTCTATTGTTAATCTGAACAACTCATCTTCTTTTGTTTCATTTAACATTTTAGGTGGTCGTATCATCCAACCTATCGTAGACAATGACTCTATATCTGATTGCCTTAATGAAGTTAGCGGTGCAGATTGTAGCATCTTGGGCATCTTTGGTTTTGGTATATATTGATTAAATTCTAGCCCATGCTCTTGTGCGATTATCTGTTGTTCTAGCATTTCATATTGCATATACAATCCCGCATGTTTTTCACAATAAGTCCCTCTCATTGGATAGCCTTTCTTTACTTTGTGAAGTGGTATAGGTGGCCTCATAGGGTCTGACCTATCCCAGATTTTATGAGTTCCACAGACAACACATCTGTCCTTAGTGTTAAATTTGTAACCAAATGGTATTTTGAAAAAGGACTTTCTTTCGGGCCAAAGAACCTTTAGCATCTCCTTTACTTGCTTCTTTGGTTTTTCACTCTTAAATTCATATGTCATTATAGAACCCGCAGCCCTAGCAAACTTCAGTGGTGGCATAAACGGGTTGGCTACCGTTGCATTGGTAGCACCGATTAAACTTGGCGGTTGGTAATTCATCGTCATTCTTTTCTCTCCTTACATGTTTTACAATAGCAATACGGCGACATGGAACAGTTATCATATGACATTAGTAATCCTCTATCATTGTTGCTACACCACGATAAACCATTTCTGAGTCTGATTTTGCACTTACTATATACTTATAACAAGGTATTCCTTTATCGTTTAATTTTTGCATACCGTCTTTGAATGATTCAAATATTGGGTGTTTCTGTATGTCTTCATATTCATATTTGTCTTTCCACAAATCAAATTTGTTCGCCCATAATCCTACTGCTACTGGATAATCGTGATTCTTTTTCTTCTGTCTTCTATTTATAGCATCCCAATAAGGAGAACATATTGTATCTACTAGAAACGTCCAACACAACTGCTGTTCAATATCATAGTGTTTATCCATATGTCTATCATCAATCATGAAGATAATGTATTTGACTTTACGGCTTTTCATGTCTTTAAGCCATTCACCCCAATAAAGTGTCTCTCCTCCTATGTCTGCTGTCTTGATTGTGTGCTGGTCGCCATCTATCTTTATTGATTTCCTAGTTGCCCTTCCTCTTCCAACTGTTCTTTCTTTTATCTGTGGCACTTCTCCCCTTGTTCTTAATTGGTGATGTAATGTTGTCTTTCCTACCTTGGTGGCTCCATATACTCCAAAAGATACTGCATGAAGTTTCTTCCACAGAAGTCCTATCTGTTCTGCCATTATTATGACAAAACCTGTCATTACTGACATTCAATCACCTCATAGGTGGCTGATGAAATCCTTAAGACCCTCCCAGACTGATTCATATAGATTAACTCCAAATAACGATATTCCATGTCCAACAAGAAAACTAGTAACTGATGCAATGAATCCCCAAAAATAAAACCTAGCCCTTAGAAACCAAACGTCTGCTGAATGCGCTCTTTGCATATCATATGCCAAAGAACCCTCATCCATACCAAACGCTATGGCATCTAACATGACATCACTCTAATTTTGCTAAGAATGAGGGGGCGATGGTCTGCCTGTTCTCTTCTACTACTGGTTGATTGAATTGTGGAGCAAACTGTTGAGGGATTCTATATTGTTGCATAGTGGCTCTAATCTTCTCCCTTTGCTGGTCATCTCTTTGTTTCTTAGACCAATAGGCAGCAATTCGTCTGTCTAGTAAGGCCATCTCTATGTAGTCGTTCAAGGCTAGGTCAAAAATAGCCTTCATGACTAGTATTCCTCCAATGGTCATAAGCCCGAAAACCAACGCATGAGCGTAGTTGTTGAAGGCAATCATATCACCATACTTCGAGTAGAAGTAGACGTTTGTTCCGCTTATCGCTCCGACGAATAATATCGTCATTACGAGTTTTGTTTCTTTTTCTAATGCTGGCATTCAATCACTCAGAAGAATTCAACGGAGTATTGTATGTCGCCAGTTACTACTACATAGATGCCTTCTGCCATAATAGCACCATGAAACTCAAAGTCATACATATGTGGTTTTCCATCGTCTTCAACATACATCTTGGTGATGAGTTTCTTTCCGCTTGTAGTGGCAGTGCTGGAATCATAGACTGCTATGTTTCCTGCTGCTACCCCACCAGAAGTATCAAAATCAGTGCTACCATCAGACATCGCCTTGATAGATGCGATTCTAGCCTTTCCGACGTAACAAAGTTTAGTGGCGGTAAGCACACCTGTTGTATTACATCCAGCGACCATTTCCATCGTCCTCTCACTTGCTTGAAACAGTATTGTCCTTATCAACCTTGCTTGGTGATTTCTTTACCGGACTTGTTACTTTGGTTGTTGTTGCCTTTACAGGAGCAACGGCCTTCTTTACTGGCTTTGGTGTTTTTCTTGATTTTGATGCTGGAAACATTGCTTTTACTAAATCTTCTCTGTTTCCACTTACACCAAATTCGTCTTTTAAGATATTAATGATATTATCTGATGCTGAAGCCACAGCATCTTTATCACTTAATTCAAAACTTACTTTGAATTCTGGATTGCCTATCTTGGCAACTGCATAATGAAACAAAACAGAAGTTTTCTTTCCATGCTCAAAAACATATTCTGTTCCGTTAGGGTGTAAAACCTTCAACGGACTACCTTTCTCACTCAATTCTAAAAATGCCATAATAATACATCCTCTAGTGTAGTGACCAATGCCCCTACTTTCATAGGGGCAAAGGCCACATTTACTTATTTAGAGATTGCCCCACACTCTTACTCTAACAGAACCGCCATTAGCATCATTAGATAACGTAGTACCTGATGACATAGTAGTGTGCTTAAGAGCAAACGATGTTGCGCTTGCATAAGCACCAGCAGAATTAATCACCACTTTAATTGCTATGTCATTTGTGCTATTGTTAGGGTTGTCATCACCGCATATTGATACACAATGAATAGATGATAGGCCAAGGGCCGAAGCAGGGATTTCTGACCCTGCTGCGACTACCTTGGTTACATCTATCACAGCATCAACAACGTATTCATCACCTACTGCCTTTGGAAGTGTAACTCCCTTATGGTCGGCAAGTAATGTTACGCTATATTCCAATGCCATGCTTAATCACCTCACGCACTCTTTAGGTTGGTTATCTTACCTTGGCCCTTGAAGAAGGAACAACCAGTCTCAGCAATGGTTCGATACATTGCCCTGTTTCCTAATGTTCCAACACCGAATGGGTTGCCGTTGTCAATACCGTCCTCGAAATACTGAGTAGGCTTCATAACGCTCATCCAAAGATGGTCGGTATCAAGTATCAGTATGTCACTTAGTCTGTTTGAGGTAGATTCACCTGTGCTTGGCATATCCTTACAAGGAATAATTGGTATGTCAAAGTAAGTAGCGACTCTAAAGCCAACTTCTGCACCCTTAACACCCCTTACGCCGTTGTGCGTAGGAATAATCTCCCTTCGGTCCATGAACCTCTCTTGTGCTTGTAGCAAGTCACCTAGATGCTGAATAGTATCATATCCAGTTAAGATAACTTTTGGACTACCACCGTTTTGACGGATTCGCCTTAGCATATCGTTTAAGATAGTTAAGGTTAGAACACGACAGTTTGCCGTAGCATATCCAGCACCAAAATCAACTTCTGCATCTAAGAAAGAAGCAGTAGCGTTACCGCTACCATCTAAGTCCCTACTGTTGTCACCGTACAACTTGCTTATGGTGTCTGGGGTAGAGCCAGACGTTGTTGCTATTAACGAAGCATCCTGCATTGCTGCTAACTCAGCACCTGAAGCAACTACCTTCATCAAAGAAGTATATTGCCTTCCAAGGTCTGTTAGTGTGTTTGCTTCGTCATACTTCTCAAGAGGCATTAGTAGCATCTTGTTCTGTACTTCAGCGTGGTGTTTACCCATATCCTCACGGATTAAGGCTCTTAAGTCACCTACACCATCGTCAATCTTAGCCATCTCAAGAGCAATCTCAGAAAACTCAAACAGATGTGCAACGGTCTTAGGGCTGGTAAACAGCGTTGTGTATTCGGGTGCAACAGCCTGTAAGTTTCCAGTACCTATTGCAGCATTCTCCTCAACAGCACCTAACCTGTCTGCTCTTGGAGCAGCATCTCCAAATGCACCTGTACCAACGTCAAAGGTAGAACCACTTCCACCAAATGCCCTGCTTTTTAGTATTCTCCATCCACTTGACGTGTATGGCCTCTTTGGAAGAATAGCCAAAGCATTAACCTCTTGGTTAAGCATAGACCAAACTTTCTGTCCAAATATTGTGTTATATAGCGAAGTTAATCCGCTTGCTGCACCCGTACTCAAAACAGATGTTCCAGCGTCATGGGCGGTATGTAATCCACCAACAACACCTGCACCTTTCAGTAGGGTATTTCCTGTACCTCCCCTAATTCCATAGGTTGCGGCCTCTAAATCTTTTACTGTCTTAATATATCCACTCATCTAAATCACTCCTCATATTGTGAAACAAAACTGTTTATCTCGGCCCATGACATTTCTGATACATCAACATCTGGCATTTCAAATGCCTGTGCTTTTGCTATTGTATCAGTCTGCTCAGAAAGAGATTTCCTTAGTGTAGCAAATTCCTCTCTTAGTGCTTCAACTTCGTTCTTTGCATCATACTCGCTTCGTGCTACTTCGGCCTTTCGGACACTTTGCTCATTAGCGAACCTTGCAGCGAACTGCTCCTTTAGAGAATCATAAGCCATCTTCTCTAACTGTTCTGCTTTGAAAGCCTCGTATGCTTTCTCCACATTTTCACTGGAAAGGTCTAGTGTGGAGAATTCATCATTCGACCACTCTTTGTAGAGAGAACCTAGTTGACCTGCTTGTTCGTGCTTTTTGCCCTGTCCGGGTTCACCTGCACCAGCATTCTCAACAAAGCCTTCTGGCCCCATTCTTCCCTTTCTTTCCATATCGGCTTCATCCATATCAGCCATTTCGAGGTCTTTCTCAGCCATCATCTCAACGTCTTCCTCATCGGAATCCATAGACTCATAGCCCATCTTCTCCTCGTCTTTGTCCTTCATGGACATTTTCTCTTCGTCTTTCTCCTTCATGGACATTTTCTCTTTGTCGTCCATGTCGGACTCTTCTTTCTTGAATTCGTTCAACTGCGTCATAAGACCGTTCAACTCCTCAAGTGCTTTTTCCAACTTTTCGCTCATTTTATCTTTCTCCTCTTTTAGAATGTCAAACTTTGCTTCTGGATTTATCCCCTTCTCACAAATTGTTACTTCATGGAGTTCTAACTTGTCAATTTCGTTATATTCACCTAATTCTTCATTAGACTTTTTTCTTTTACTTAAGGCTTGACCACCTATACTAAAAGAACGTAATGTTCCTTTTCTAATACCTCTTGATATTTCTTTTGCTTTTTCTATGTCATCTCTTAATTTAATAACAACATAAAATCCTACATCATCTACTTGTGTTCTATGGAGATTACCATTTTTATCTCTATACTTTTCTATTACATCTCCTACTTGAACATTTGAATGGTTTGACATTACATTTCTATATTTTGCATCTTTCATGTATTTTGTTACTGCTTCTTCTAATGCTTTTAGTGTAATTAAATCATTTTGTTTGTCTACTATTTCTATTGAAGCATATCCACCTATGATTAAATCATCTGATTTGAGAATATTAAACTCGTTATCATCTCCAGACTTAAGTAACTTTGACTCGGACACAGGGACACTTCCTACTTTTACTATATGAACTGAGCGTTATTACTTTATTTGCATGGTTAATTTTTTATACCTATCTTCAGTAATATCCCATATTCCTTCATCATCTGACCTTTCTAACATCTTTTGTTTTATTCCAGTCCAAGCAAGCCATGTATCTTGGTTTTTGACTGGTATAACTCTCAAATGTAATCTAGTCTCAAACTTATCCCCTTCTAATTTATATTCATGATATCCATGCTTTTGAACTCCCATTAGTATTTTACCGCTATCTAAAAGTTTATCCTTTTGAACTCCCCTAGAAACTTCTGCTGGATATTTACCTGATTTTCCAAATAGGTTGTAAATATCTTTTGAGTCATCTATGTCAATAGTCCAAGCAAATGTTTCATCTTTGTAATTAATTATGAAATCAATATTATTGTCTTTTCTAGTATATAGTTGAAACTTACCATATCTACTGTTATCTTCTTCTTTGTCTTTTATTATTATCTTAGAGTTAGCAGTGAACTTCTGATTACCTAATGGTATGAATGCATCATGGTCATTTAGGAAGTTCTTTAGTTTCCTTGGATTATTTTCAAACATTGATTCTGTCAAGTCTGCATCTCTCTTTTCTATGAACTCAAATATATCTTTGACATGAATACCTTTTTCATCTGGGTCTTCCTCTTGCAGATATTGTTTTATTATGGCTATTGCTTCAGTTGTCTTACCCTTATGTATCTCAGATAACTGCTCCTTCCACATATCCATATCAGCAATGGCATTCTTCTCCATTAGACTGTCTCCTTCAATACCATATATGCTATATCCTTCATAGTCTGATTTCAATAGAATCTCAGCAGTGCCGTGAATACCATCAGTTATTGTGTATTTTAGCAATGCTTCTTCTACATTATACTTCAAGGACTTCCTACCATCCTTTGATAGTAACTCTAGAGTGACTAGTTTTTCTGGAGTATCTACTTCTGGAATTTCTATAACCTTAGCAGAATACAGACTATATCCTTTACCTGCCCTTCTTACTTCATCAACCTTCACTCTTACAATAGCACCTATGTCTACGTTTTCTTTGGTGTTAAGTGCCTTTCCTACTGGCAGATATGTCTTTCCTTCATACTCTATTCCCGTATGCTCTCTTGCTTCTTCACCAGATAAAGGACCAACCCCTACACTGTAAGAGTACATATTTGATTTTGTCTTCTTCTTTTCCAACACTATTACATCTAAGTCAACGAATTTCTTGAACTTAATCCACTTAGGATTCTTTTTCGTGCCTATGTAATATGTTGATTCTATATCTTTTATCACCACCCCTTCTGAGGTTTTTGACTGCATAATGTCTTTTGCGTATTTGTCTATCTCGCTTAACGAGTCTGCTATCCTCGTATTCTTCTTGTTTGGAAACTCTAGTATATCCTCGGAGTGTTGAGCCAGTTGATACTGAAGTATATTCACTCTTTCTCTCAATGGATTATCAGTATGGTCTTCCCCATCATGGGACATAATATCGAATACCTTGGCTTTTAGTGTAGCATCCTTGTATTTGTTCTTGAACAAGTGGGCTATTGTGTCTGCTCTATGTAGAGGTTCATCTCCATCATATAGTATCAGTTCTCCGTCAAGTATCAAATCACCGAACTTTTTCTGTTTCAGTATCTTGATTATGTCCTTGCACTTCTCAGATATGTCCTTCTTATTGTAAGAATATATCTTCACATCCCCATTTGTCTTGTGTATCTGTATTCTTATTCCGTCATACTTTTCTTGAACTACCCATTCTCCTGTGAATCCTTTCAATTCCTTTATGTCATTTATTTCAAATATTCTATACATCGGCTTGTTAGGTATTATGAATTCTATCTCAGCCTTCTCTTCATCACTCTTCTTTAGGTCTAGGTCAACTAGTGCTTCCCACTCATCTTCTGATTTTTCTTCTAGGAAGACTTTCTTCAGTAGTTTCAATGCTGCCTCAAATTTATCCTCTACTCTATCATTACCATCCTTGTCATCTCCATAATGCTCAATGATGTATAATGGTACATCCTTTAATGCTAAATCCAATCCTTCCGCACCTTGAGTAATCTTATCTGGTTTGAGGTCATGCTTATTCCACGCATCTTCCTTTATTGCGCTAGAATCTGAACGCAATGCATAGTGTATGAACATAGCAAATATTGGAGGGGAGCGTAGTAGATTCTCTATGACATCATCGCCCATCTGTCTGGCAAACGGGTCATTCAATTCAGAAGAGTTAAATCTCATCTGCTTGATAGAATCATATAGTTTCTTGGCATCGTATGATTCGGGATTAAGTGACTTCTGACTAAATACATTCTCTTCCTCTAGATATTTCTTCAGCATGGAAGAAAACTCTCCTAGTCCGTCAAAATCCTTTCTTATTCTCTTTACACTCTCCACCCAATTCTTTCTATATTCCTTCGGGTCTTCCCTTGCTGATAGATAATTATACCTAACATCTTCATAGAAGTCTAAGATACGCTTCGCTAGTGCTTTGTTTTGCTTGCCAACAAAGACTGACTTCAGAAGCATATCATTCCTTTCCGAATTCCGGTCTAATTCCTTCTAGCACGTCTAGTTTCTCTTTCGGAGGATTAGCATCGGGCCTAGTTAGTTTGACATCTTCACCCTCTACTTTTGCTGTTTCCTCTAGTGGGATTTCATTGTAATTCATTACTTCTCCCACTGCCTCTTTTGCTTTCGTCACTGCATTCTCTAACAATTCCTCAATCTTTTCTTCTTTGTTTATTTTTCTTGGTAGTAAATCATCCATCTTATACACCGCCTTCTATCCTTGAAACCATATCATTGATTTCACTCCAATCCATCTTTGCTATCTTATCGTCATCAATTGATGCTGAGTTATTAGCAATTGATGGAGTTGGTGTGCTTGCTACAACAAAACCCGACTTCATCAGTAGGTTATCATCATTATAGACTGCTCTCTCTAACTTCTTCACTTTGTCTACTAATTCTTTCATTAGCATCAACATCTCATTTTCTTCACTCATTTTTCTCATCTCCTAGTTCTCCTTTGCTTTTTGGATATACTAATCCTCTAAGTTGTCTGTATAGAGTTTCGTATTCCTTTCTCAATTCAGATGCGGCAGCAATCAAGGAGACATTGGCCTCATCTATCTTATTCATTTTCTTGAGCATCTTCTTGTCTGACTTCATCATATCTAGCGACTTTAGTTCCTTTACTAAGTCACTCAATTTGGTAAAGTCCTGTCCCATATACTCACTAGGCTCAGATGTCTGAACCAATTTCTTCAGTTTCTTCTTTTGCTTAGGATTTACCTTTTGAAGTAAATCACTGTCTTCTTTCAATAGTTGGCTTTCCCACATTATCTCCGATTCCTCCTGTTGTATCTGTCTTCATTAAATTGACCATCTTCATCATAGTCCGATTGTCTTCTGGTAGTATCATAATCTCCTGTAAAACGATGGCCTCCTACTGTGTCCGTTATTCTACCGTTTTTTGTCATCTTCTTCCAATGCTTCTCGCATACCCTAAAACCACACATACCACTATCTGAGTATCTATCATTGTATGGAACTGAACACCAATATTCTGCACATTCTTTGCATTTGCCGGGATAGTTTGGGTTTTCTTTTGACTTTCTTCTATCCTCCATGCTTCCATCGGTTATGAATTCGCATTCGGGACAATCAGCAGTTTTTGTTCTAACGTCTTGTTCGTCCTTCAAATCAACAGCATCAATAGGAGCAATCCAAGAAAGGTCATCGCTTCTGCTTCTATCTTTCTCATCTGGTCTGATTATAGTTTCTGGTCTTAGATTCTTTAGGACTTTCTTCCAGTTATCATATCCTTTGACCCATACATCTGAAGAGAATTCCTCTTTGACAACATGAGTATCATCTCCACAAGAATTGCACATATTTATTCCTCTTCTTCTTTCTTTCTTTTTGGCTGTTCAAGGAACGGCTTAGATGCCTCTCTCATTGTCTCGGTAGTTGCCCTTCTGGAATAAGGATTATCCTTATCCCTTCTTATTTTCTTATCGTCTTCTTCTTTTGCTTGCCTAACTCTTTCTCTTTGTGCTTCTTTGCTGGCTCTTTCATATTCATCGAGTAAAGTGCTATCTACATTGTCTTCCTCTAGCGATTGAATGTAGTCATCTATATTAGGAATGAAGCCTTTCATTATGGTTCGCTGTCCATCCACATCCTTCTTTGTCTCCATTAGATTCTTTCTAATGGTTTCCAAAGCCAAGTCAGTGTCTCTCTTTTCACCTGCCCCTAATGTGAGTATTCCCGACCAATCACTAGTTGCAGGTAGTTGATATCTGAATCCCTTTGCGCTGATGAATGCATCTAGTAGAGTCATGCTTGCATCGTAATACATTATTATGCTCTTGTATAGTTTTTCCATTTGCTTGACCAGTCTACTATATCCTTTCTTTAGATGCTCATTATACTTGGATTGCATTTCTTCCTCGCTCAACCCTGCTATCTCCGGTGCATCTTCCAATAGTGTCTCCCAACTTTCTTTTATTTCTGCTACTATCTTTTCATCAGACCAATACTGTTCATCCACATCTTCTGCATCGAGGAAAAACCTATCTGACAATGCATCCCATGATGCAACCAGCATTCCAAGTTTGTCTAGTAATTTACTTAAATCCGATTCTGAGTTCAATGCTAGTAGGTCTTTGTATTCTATATTGTCGGGATATTGTCTTGATAGAACCTGTCTCGCTATTTGAGATACATCTGTCTTTGCTGTTCGTAAGGATTGCATGACTGTTCTTACATCCTTGGACTTCACTCTCTTCAGACTTGGTTTTATTTCCTTCATCTTTCTAACTACATCCTCAAACACATCTGGTTCCCTTAGCGCATTTACCACATCGGGATGTATGTTATCTCTTTCTCCAGATACGTTTAGAGTCATATTGTATAGGAATCTATTGTTGAGCATATTGTTTACTTGCAATCTTGTTTCGGTGGAACTAGATATCTCTTCAGCATTCAGTTCATCTATTAACTGCATCAATGCTTCTTCTTGATTGTTTAGTTCTCTTTCTTGTCTTTTGACTCTTTGGCGTATCTTAGGCGAGAGTTTGTCTACTATTTCATCTGCATATTCTGACATGTTTAGTTGTCTTATTGCATTGACTAGAACAGCATTGACATTCTCCTGCCTACCTATACCTCCCTTGGAAGTAATTAGAAGAGGTCTATCTTTCTTCCCTGTTTTAACTTGCCTTTCCAAAGAATCTATTTGTTGTTTTATCTTGTCCTTTGTTATTGCCTTGTCTTTCTTGCTTGTTACGATAGGCTCTAGTTTGTTGTATTCTTCCACCCTCTTCTTGTAGTTCGCTATCCCTGTTGAGAAGGTGATGTCATATTCTGCATCTCCATCTCTTTGTCTCTCGTTTCTAGGCTTCTTAGATACTTTATCAGCCATGTTTCCCTCAGTCTTTTCTTCGGGTAACACCGGACGATATGAGAAAGTCCCAGTAAATGCAAAACGCATGTTACTCTTTATTTCATTGATTTCTTTCTCTAGAGGTCTTATTTTTTCATTTAGTTCCTTTGCTCTAGTCTGAGCCTCTTCCCCCATTCCCCCTTCTAGTTCTTTATATTCCTTCTTTAGTGGCTCTAATCTTTCCATGATTTCATCGTGGGTTTCTTTTAGTTCCTCTAACCTCGATATAATTTTCTCAAGGTTTTCTATTCTATTTTGATATGCTTTTTTGCTAGTCTTGTCAACTAGTTTCAATTCTTCCTTGAGTGATTTTATCTTCACCTTCATTTGCTTCTCTTCTTCTGCTGATAACTCAACATCAGACTGTTGGCTATCCTTTATTGCTTCATCAACCGCTTGCATTATAGTGGGAACAGGTGCGCTCAGTCCACTGATTTCCTCTAACCTAGATTCTAGTTTTCTGTATAATGGTCTGGATGTATAGTCTTCCTTTACAATAGGCATAGATTTCTCTATGATTATCGGCTTGGCCTTCAATACATCCATGAAACTCATGACTACCACTTGTTTTCTGTTCTTCTTCTTTGTTTCTTTGGTAGTCCGATATAGTCTGGTATATCTGCCATTCCGGGCTTTTCCTTTTTCACTGAGTTAGGGTCTGGGCCTATGTAATCCAAGTTTCTACTTGTGTTAACTTTACGCTCGCTGGCTTCTCTTTTTCTAGCCTTGACTAGTTCTCTTTCTAAATCTCTTACGCTTTTCTCACTCATCTTTCTCACCCTTCTTACCTTTATCTTTCGCTGCCTCTTTCATAGGCTCCGTTTTGTTTCCATCTCCATCTAAATCCAGAAAATCTGGCTTTTTCTTTTTCTTAACTATTTCTTCCCATTTCATAATTCCACATCTCTTAATGCTGTTCTTAGTGCGTTTATATCTGTACTATACCTTTGATTCTTTATCAGTTGCATTATCAGATAATTATTGTATGAATAATCATTACTTGAAATTACCTTTAGCATCTTCTCCTCTTCTTCGTCTGTGAATTTCTCTAACAAGTCTTTAGGTATATGTCTTTTGAGTTTTTGATACCTATTTCTTTCTGTTTGCATATTCGGATAGTTTTTTCTTTTTAGTGCCGATACAGATGTGTTCCAGATATTATTGGATATGTCATCTACTCTGTATCTTTCATATAAGATTAGTTCTTTATACATATCAGAATAATCTTTGGCATGGTATACATAGTTATTAACTAGATTAGAATTGTCAGCATTTTTGTATTTTATGCTAATGTTGCTTCCTTGACTATATGCTCCATCCACTACAATTTTCAATAAGAAACCTATCCTTCTTTCTATTTCTTCCAACAGTTGTATTCTTGGATAACTGCCAACGAGTCTTCTTTCAACAGCATCACTATTCTCTATTGCTTCTATTTCTTCCCACGTAACCCATATATCCAAGAAGGATTCATTTTGCTCATTATCGGGTCTAACGTATCTAGACCACCAAGCCATAAGCGTATTAAAATTAGAAGATTTTAGCAGAACACTCTTCCACACTAACCAACCCTCCTTTCTGTCCTCTTGTCCACGTTTTGATTACCTGCTTCTTTAGGTAGTCCTGTGAATCTTTGGTCTGGACCTACACTCATGCTAGGTTTGTTTCTAGTCTGTCCCTTTACTTCTGCTGGCTTACCTGCTTCCTCTTTAGTAGGTCTAGTTCCTTGTTCCATCATTTGTCCTAATTGTGATTGGTCTATGTTGGTTCCTGCATAGGGGTCTAATTCTATTTCCTCATCCTTATCCTTCTTTCCTTCTTGCATTTCTGGAGGAGGCTTCTCAAACGTAAATCTTCCTTCATCGTCCATATCAACCTCGAAACCTAGATTCTTTATTGATGCTGCAATATTCACTTCGATTTCTCTCTTCCTTAGTTTTGCTATTGCATCTTCCTCTTCCGATGGAGGTAGTTTCAATTGCCAATCTGTAATACCAAACTCCTTGGTTATGAAAGGTAAAACATATTCATTGTAAAGTGTCTGAGCCATCTCTACTGCCCTATTGGTCACAAGTATCTGCATACCCTCGTTGTTCAATCCACCACTAGCAGAATTATCAGACATGAATATCTTGCTTACTCCGTAGAATGCTGATATTCTATCTCTTAGGTCGTCCTTAACAGAAACGTAATCCATTTCCTTCAGACTATCCATGAACTTAATCCACTCAATAGAACCCTTACCGTTTTCTGCCTCAATACCCATAACAGGTATGAAGTGAGGGTCTTGCTCCATCTTTTCTTTGACTCCTCGCCAGAAGGATTTCATTGAGTCTATATTTCTAGTCTGCACCGCAAGAAGTCCTCTAGGCATTCTGCTCTTGGAATATGATGAATTAACGTAGTTCTCCATAGCAAGTAAAGTGGTTATGTGATTCCATAATGTCAATACAGGAGATAGCCCATACAATCTACTTGGGTTATATTTACTGAAGTGAAGAACCTCACCCTCGATGTAATACTGTTCCTTTCCGTTCACTCTATTCACATAATGGACAGGGTACATCATATCCCCGCATATCTCACAATGTCCAACTGGGTCTTCTGTGATTTGGTCCCTGTGCTTGATACAAGTGAAGCCAGAATTACCCTTGTCACCATTCATGTCTGAATGGATGTGCATGGTCACAGGGTCGCCACGATATATCTGATTTATCTTATGCATTCTTATTTTACCAGCATTGTCAATATAGTATTCCTTGACCAATATGATATATGCGTCATCCATGATGTTTAGGTCATCCTCTAATTCCTTCAATACGTCAATGAACAATTGCTCAGATGAATTGACATATCTATCTAGGAATTTGTGAGCATATTTTAATTGGCTTTTGTCTGGTTTCTTTAGTTCCATAGAACCACAATCAGCACACTGTTTTACTGCGCTTTGATGCTCGTTGCCACATTCACCGCATTTTGATGTGAACTTCTCTTCCCATGTATATCCTCTTCTGAATATCTCATTCTTCAACTGTGTTGTGCAAGTTCTGACTATTACAGAAGACTGAGCAACATGATAGAGTATTGGTGAAGTTATCATATAACTTGTATCTTTTTCTTGTATGCCGGGATTGAATATCTTCCTATCTTCCGGCTTTGGGGTCGCCCTCCTAAATAGATTAGTGAGGGTGAATCTTCTTCTCTCTTGCACCATTTCTAGAACTCCATTTTACTGTTCTGTTCGAGTTTAGAAATATTATCTATGTCAATATCCCATGCCTTCCAATCGAATTTGCTGTTATCACTATGATTATAATACTTCATCAATTTGAATAACTCTCCCTTTCTTTCTTTATACCAATCTTCTTTCTTATTTTCTTTTTTAATCTTAATTAATTCTAATAATACTTTAGCATTATTTTTCTTTAATTTAAAATGTGGTAAGCATTTGGTCAATAAGTCTGTTATTTCTGTACCGGAATAGAAATTAAGTCTGTTTATTAGTCTGGTATCTTGTGGAGATTTTTGGTCTAAATGCAATCTTCCCATCCCTATTGATTTGTGCATCTCCAACATGAATGCCTTTCCTCTATTTCCTGTCGCTACTAAACCTACTCTTGGATTATGATTTTTATCCATTGTAATATATCCATCTGAATCAATAAAGGCAGCAGTATAAGCCCATATATTCTTTTTAATCTCATCATTTATTTTATAGTAAGCACCATCAACACTTGTTATATTTTCGTCTTTTGCTAATTTTGCTATTATTCTGGAAGAACTTCTGTTTTGTAGTTTCTTAGGTAACTGGTCATGTATCTGTCTAGCAGATATACCCGGATTATAACAAACAGAATCTAGGATGGCCTTCCTAATCTCGTCTTTAGGAGATGTGCTTATAGGGGTTTCCTTTAGCAATAATTTGAAGGCTTTCTTTTCATTAGTCATCTGCTTTGTTAGACTAGCGTATTCTTTATTGAATGGTATTTCCTTTCTTTCTAGACTTGCTTCCCAATATTTGCATAGGCTATCTACCATCTTTCTTCTCTTCTCTTCCTCTTTTACTAGATACAACTTATACAACTGCTCCTCGTTCAATACCATAGATTGTAGTGGAACCTTGTATTTCTTAATCCAATGAATGCTATCTATGCACTTGCCTAAATGGTCGGTGTAAGCATCTATCAGATTGTCTATTGACTTTGTGAACTGTACCTTCTGACTTCCCTTCAAGGTTCTTCGGTATGTTCTCATCTCCTTGACGATAGAAGGAACATCCTTTCCTTTGATTAGGTATCTTCTGGGATATGTGAACAGTGTATTCTTTGCTTGAGATAAGTTAATTTCTCTTTCACTTGCGAACAACTTGATTAGGTCATCATCCCCCATCAAAGGTTGAGATGCTAACCAATCAGATGCATTCTTAGTTTCTTCTATTGCTATTTGTAATTCTCTTTCTGCTTCTTTTGCCTCTTCATCGGCAGCGTCTAGTTTATCAGCAGTTTCACGCATTTGCTCCGTCAATTCACTCATTACTCTCACCTCTTCAAAAGTTCAAACCTGCTATTCCCACAGGAAGTCCAATAGAAGGCTTTTGTGGGCCATCAAATAATTCTAGGTCGTCTAGTAGCATAAAGGACTCAGAAGGCGTTTGAGAGGCCGCATTTGCTAAAGCAAGGGCCATTACCAAGTCATCGTGCGCTCCAACTCCCTCAAACTTACCAGAATCAGTGATTGAAAACATGGATAGTTCCTCGATAATATTCATCGTCATCTTCCTACTATTGTTATCCCCATAGGGTAGGTGTATTTTGTTATTCTCGAAATTCATCTGAAGACCCAAGATGATTTCTTGCTTTTTTCTCCTTGTTGTATTGAAGTCTCTAACATTCATATCGGTAACGCTTCTCAACTCTTGCGTAAATGCCTTTGCGAATGTATTTGTCTCATACAGAACCACTTCTGGCTGAAATATTTGACCAATCAATTTAAGTTTCTCTATATTCTCTCTAAACTGCACGTTTTTGGCCCTATCTATGTGAACAATTGACTTATTCATGTTCTCATCTACCTCTAAGACTATGATTACGTTGTAATCTCCGTCTGTTGAGATGGCAGGGTCAACACCAACGTAGTATTTGTAGCCTTTATCCCTTCTATTGCCTAATCTCAATATCAAATGCTCATTTTTCGCATTTTCCAAGTGTTCTTGTCCAAATAATGCCGTTCCTGTTGATATTGGTATGCACAAATACTCTCTAGTGAATTTTAGAGAGCCTATTTCTGCTTTTCTCTGCATCAATGCTTCATAATTCCACCTTTCCGGCCAAAGAGGGTCATTATTTGAGTCTAAACATGGGTATTTTCTAACGGTATACGCTGCATTTTCCTCTAATTGAGTAAAAATATCAGTATATGTGAACGGAGTGCCTATCATTCTAAGATTAGCAGTATGATGAAGTGTAGGTATCATGTCTCCAAAGAACCAATCAGTAACTCTATTGATTCCAGCCAAACTAAACTCCTTCAAGGGGTCGTCAATGATAATCTCCTGTGGGTGAAGACCACGAATCTGAGAACCCACCGACCTTTCTAGAATAGAATTGCCGTTTGTCAACTGGATGTTACCTATCGCCCATCCTCTAGATGGCCTAAATTTCTTGAGTTGTGGTATGTTGAAATATCTATCAATCTCCCTCATGTGAACGAGTGTCTGCTTTTGGTTAGATGATATGTATAGCATCTGATATGGTGGTTCTTGGAATACTAAATTCCATACTACCCATGAGTGCATGAATACTGACTTTCCGTGGTCACGGCTACAAACAATAACTGTTCTATCTGTATTCTCCATTGTTTCTAACCATTCTTGCATGTATTCTGGGTACATCATACCCAATACATTCTGAAAGAAATATGGAAATGAGTTCTTAGATAACTCCATATCCATTGTGTGAGAGAAATTTAGGTCTTCCATCCCACTCATTAATCTCTCTCCTACTGTGGAACTCCTCTTTTGTCTGTGGATTCTGCCTCACAGGTCTGCCAGAATTTTAGAAGTTCTCTCATTGCTTTGACATTAGCATCTAACTCACTTATGCTTGGAGGAGTCAAACCCTCTTCTATCATAGCATCATTCATCAGTTCCATACCATCCTCATCTATGTTTTCCAAAAGTAGTAGTAGAGTATCTGATTCTTCGTTGTTCTTGCAATTTATACCCATGATGAATTCTTGAATATCTTCATGCACATTTCTGTAATTGGGCATTAACTTGAATTTCTCCTGTGTATATTCACAACAGTTCCTATGTTGAGTATGCGGTTTCATCGTTCTTTTCATCCAATCTTCTACTTCCATTGGCCTGTTCAATATTCTTCTCGCTTCATCATAATCATCTTCTTTTATGATTTTAAACCAACTCATATCAATATCCCCTGTTCATTTTACTCGGTTTCATCAACTCTCTTGCTTTCTGGCAGCAGTATCTTATTTTCTGTGTTGATTGCAAATACCAAAAAGTATCTTTCTCTAACCCAAATTTGTTTTCTATGTGGTTACATAGTTCCCTTCTTGTCATTTTCTCAAAATCACTGTCTATCTCTAATCCTAGAATTGGTCCTGTTTCTGGAGGCATCTTACTATCTAAGTAGACATAGACATGACCCATCAAAGCAATTGCCTTGCTTATCATCTTATGCCTTAATTTCATTTTATCACCTATACATTGCCTTTACATGATAGATAACATCTTCATTTGTTCCATGTTTCTTAGCAAGCGACTCTAGACTATCTATCTCTTCTACTATGTTTGTTATATCATGTGCTGTCAATTGAATACCATATTCTGATTTCATCAAATCAATAGTATCATTTACACTATCATAGGATTCGACATCACATATTCCATAGTATGTGGGCTTATTCATCATCTTTCTTATTGCGTCATGAGCATCCAACAATTGCCCCTGTGGACCTGCTAGTTTTGTTCGCTTGTTGAAGTCATCATGTAGTTCCTTGAATTCTGCAATAGAATCCTCCTTAGTTTTATCCTTCTTCATCTCGGAGGAGACTGAGTATATCATTGCTATGAGTTTACCATAGTTACCTGCAACGTCCTCTTTGCTTGTCAATTCAGATATCTTCTTCCCATCTAGGTAGTAGTTTTCCAAATTTATGTTACTATTCTTACTGGACATGTTTCTTAGCCTATTGGCAAAGTATGTTCTGTCCTTCTCCCTGTCCTTTGGAAATAAGTCGCTGAGTATATCCAACACCCTTTCCACTTTTGCTATTGTTTTCTTGAATCCTTTTTCTGATGGAGTTGCCCTAAGTATTCTTCTGTATTCATTTATGTCTTCCAAATCAGCATTGCTGATGAAGGCAGTGTATTCTGATATATACGCTGCTTGTAGCAGTTGTGCTACTTCGTTCTTCCCATGAGTTGTTAGTGCTGATGATGCTTTCCTATCTAGATACTTAGGTAGTGAATCGAATCGCAACATGTTGTCTGTTATTGGGTCAACGTAGTATTCCTCGGCTAATTCTAATAATTCCATGATTGCATCTGTGAATTTACCTAAGTCTTTCAATTTTCCACTTCTACCCAATGAAGTGGATTGAAAGGCCGTTGTTTGTTTGGCCTTTTCTTCCCTCTCACTTTGGCTACCAGTTATTCCATAGTCTTCTTGAAGCCAATGATAGGGCAGTAGGGTTCTATCCTCCGGTAGTTCTATTATTTCTGATATCGCCTTAATCATCTTGACATGGAAGGTTTCTATCTTGTCATAGTCTAACGGTTCACCCGAATAATATCTGTCGTATAGTTTAGATACGCTAGGTGTCAAAGGAACGAAGTAAACCTCCCTATCTATATCAGATGCTTGGTCTTGTAGTTCCTCTAAATCTTCTAGTAGTTCATTGAAAACACCTACCATTGTTGGGTTATCCTGCTCTACTCCTTGAATTATTATTCTGATATCATTAGCCATTCTATCCCTTGAGTTCTTGGTATGTGCCTGTCTAAGTATTCCCTTGTCTGCTGCTATTGCATAAAGTGGGTCCACTTCTTCAATTAGAGTCAATTTGTCTATGTTCATGCTCCATTCCTTTTCCTTCAATTCTTCTGAAGACATTGGTTGTAGGTCTATTTCTGCTGCTAGAGTGCCTTCTTCCTCGCTTCCATATCCAGACATGAATCTCCTATTGAAATCCTCTTCATCCCCTTCTTGTTGTTGTCTCCTAGCCATCCTTTCGTCTTCGCTTTCAGTGGAAACGTTTTCACTGTATGATGTGTCTTTTTCGTCTAGTATGTGCTTCAAGTAATTATACATGATATTTGAAGCAGCAAGAGAAGAACCACTATCTGTGTCTGGGTATGTGGGTATCTTGACAGGAGATAGTTTCACAATGTAATTCATTCCGTCCATTTCTTTGTATAGTTTGAATAGTGTTTCTAAGTCATCATTCAAATCCTCTACTATGAAATCATCAGTCTTTAAATTCAGTTCACCAGTTTCTATGTTTTCTACAATCCTATCCCAAGATAGCATGATGTATTTTATCTTCTTCTTCATATCAGAATATACAGAATGTTTCTTCTTGAAGTAATCATAGACCTTCTTCCTTGAATTTAGTAGTCGCATGTCCATTTCTCCAAAGACATCCTCAAAATCAATAGACATTTTATCTGCATTGTCTATCTTCGATGATACCTTTGTTTCTAGAACTGCTAGTGCAGACCTAAAGTTAGGGTTTATGTTCTTTAGTTGGTCTATGACTCCAAGTATCTCTTCATCCTTGTAGCCTTTGTTCCTAGTGATGTTTTCTAGTCTTATGCCAGACTTCAAATCCTTTATTTTCAACTTCTCTCCTTTGTGTCTAAAATACACACCTAGAGAATCTAGAGAAGACTCCTTTGCCTGTTCCAAATCATCACTTATGCTAGACATAAACTTGTCAATGTATTCGGAGTTGAATCCCTTGTCTAACAATATCTTCCTGTAACTATCCTTGGTCTTTGAGTCCTTTACTTCTTGAGGTATATGACTCAGACTAAAATCAAGATTAGGAAGATTTCTACGGAAGTTCTTGGCCTCATCCCCATATTGCCTTCTAAATGGGCGAAGTGACATTGTGATGTAATCTTGAACTATCTTCATTGCACCACCGACACTACCCCTGCTTCTTGTAAGTCTCTAATCATCTTTGTTGCTTTAGTGGCAGAACCATCTTTTCTCTTTTCTGTATACACTAATTTGTCTTGATATGTCTTTGGCCTAGTAACTATATCTTCGACTCTTTGCTTTACTGCCTCTATGAATGAATTTACTATATCCCCGAAGTTCTGTATTGCTGCTGCTTTTACCTCATCAAATAGAACATCCTCTTCTTCATACTCATCTGGATTAAGCCAATCTTGTATCTTTTCATACAAGTCTGTTTGACCATAATACCAATCGAGAAGCGCAATTATGTGGAATATGTCTAGAACGTTAAGACCTGCTGTTGATGATAGGTCATACTCTTCGTCATATTCTTCTTCTATCTTGCTCCAAGAACTATCCTCTACGCTAATAGAAACTTTTTCTGAGTCCATTCTCAAAGCCCTAAAGTCACGGTTCAACCTATCTGTTGTTTCCTTGTCTAAACCTGTTACTTTGAGTTTGTAGAACTCTCCTACCTTATTGAACAACGATACTCCCTTTTCTTCTGCCTCGTCCATCAAATCATACATTGAGTCTGCCAAGGAATCTGGTATGTTTTCATATATCTGCTCCAAAGCCTGTTTATGTTCTGATTGAGTATCGTATTCGTCCATCCTATCTTTTATTTCCTCAAGTTTCTGTGCTTCTTCCTCGCTGAACATATTCTGCTTATCAACATAGAATTCTATTATAGTGTCCAAGGTGGACTTGAGACTACCTCCCTTTCTGTTCACTCTTCTAACGAACTCAGACATTCTTCCTTTGGATGCTCCTGTAAACAATTTCTGCAATTCTCTAAAGTCAGATGGGTTTATTCCTTGTTCCTCTAAGTCAAAGTCTTCTTCTCCCATCAGAACCATTCTAACAAAATTAGGAACTATCTTCTCCTTGGTTTGCTTTACCCCTTCTTCCATCAAGGCGTTTATGTCTAATGACGGATTGATTAGTATTGCTCTCAATGCAGAAGGAATCAATACCTTTCCTTGTGGCATTAACAATGCCTTTCTTGCAGCGACAGTTGCACCGGAACTTTTTAGATTAGGTTTAGGCATGAACTCAGAAGACCTCCTCCACCTTGGTTTTGTAAGCAATGATAGGTATTTTACTGCGTCTTCTCCAGTGTTAACGTTAACTGTGAATCTCTTATTGGTAAATGGGTCAGTGGCTTCTTCTGCTGCCCTACTGGTTAACAAGCCAAATATAGCAACTAAAGGTGCTAACTGAACTCGGCCTTCTGTCTTGTAGCCTAGAGGTTTCTTTTTCTTTCCTTCCATGAACCATGCTGATGTCTTCTTGTAGTCATCTACACTCATTCTATCTGGCAAGTCAGTAACGAAGATTTTTCTGCCATCAATCTCTTCTTGTTTGATTTCTCCCTCTATGTATTCGGGCGGTTCGTCAACAGTCAATAGTTTTCTGCTAGAGGTATCTACCCAATAGAAGTCTTTCTTGTTCTCGTTGATGAAGTTCTTAACATCGTCTTCTAGTTCTTTGACTGCTTTTATTTTCTCTCTAGAGTTTCTTTGTCGGCGTATTTCTGTTGTGCCAATAAATTCTTTGAATCTATCCATGTCTTCTTCTTCTAATATGTCCTTCAAAGTTTCCTTTATTCTTCCAGCCATTTTACCGGGCTGTTGCTCTTTTCTATATTCATCTAGGATTTCCTTGAGTGCTTTGTATGCTTTCTCGGCATTCTCTATTATCTTGTCTCTATCTTCCTTGTTATAGTTGGTGCTAACGTTTCCTTCAGATAGCCTCTTTGTCTCATCAACCGCATTCTTCAGACCTTTCTTATCGGGTAGTTTAGCCATGCCAATTATAGAAGACAATCCCTTGTCATCACTAAGCATTGGTTCTATTGCTTCCTTTTGAGGTAAAGCCTTCAATACGTCTAGCCACATCTAAATCTATCCTTCAGCCAATGCACCGCCTTCATACCCCATATATGGAGCATCGGGTTGTTTCAATACTTTCGCTTTGAAACCATAGGGAATCATTTCCCCTCTTGGTCCCTCTTCCATTTCCTCGCTAAAGAAAACTGCTCTAGGCATATCAACCTGCATTGTTGCTTCCCTATAACCTTCGTTGGTTATTCTTGGATAGCCCCTATTGCTAGGAGAAATGTCATCTCTCATTGAGCCATAGTCAACAAGACCCTTCTGCTCTAATCCTCTTAGGTACTTGCTGTTGCTTTCTTTCTTCAACGGCCCTATACGGAATTCATCGAACAGTCTTATTCTATTCTTACGTTCTCTAGGTTTTCTTTGTTCTGCAAATATACCTAGAATTGCTAGTGCTGCTGCCTCCCCGTTGTTTAGTTGATAATTACCGGGATTGGTTTCAAACTTATCCTTCATGTATTCTTCTCCAATCCTTGAAAGAAGATTACTTTCCGGTGGTATGGTTACTTCCACCTTTGGTATTGCCCCGTATTTGATTACCTCTACTCCTATCTGATTTGGAGTTAGTTGCAAGGAATTCATTCCCATTCCCCATTGCACTTCTGTAACTGATTCGGGGTCATCTCGATTCAATGTATCTCTAGTCCTCATCATCTCCCAACCCTCACCTACTAATTCTCCGTTGGTTATATTCATTATAGCCCAAAATCCTACACCCTTTCCTTTTAGTTTAGGTGTGAAAGTTTGGTCTTTCTCGAAAAATATCTTTCTAGATACAGTAGGCCATAGTTCTTCCCAAGGAGCATCCTTAGCCATAATCAAATCTTCTAGGTATGGTATGTCTCCGGGTGCGAAGAATTTCCAAGTAGTTCCTCTAAATGTCATTGGTGGAGGAGCCTTTACAATATCAAACCACTTCATTCAATCACCTCAATTATACTTGAATTTTTTATTAAGCATTTCTTTTCTTGCTTGACAACCGCAATCACGACCAGTTTTCTCAGAAACATAATCAACGGCTTTCTTTATTCCTGTCTTGGTGGTTATCCTTTCTATGGTATCACCAAGACCCTCATCTTGCTTCAACAGTTTTTTCCAACTCATTCTACCTTCTCCATTTCTTCAAACATTTCCGCTAGGAAACTCATGAACATTTGACATGTTGATTCTGGCCTCATTGTAACTTCTCCTCCATCTTTGATTTAACATCTAACCATACTTGAGGGTGATTCTGCGCTAATACTTCTTTAACAATCTGCATTTGTGTAACAATAACTGTATCTTGTCTTTTATGTATAAGTTTACCTTTGAACTCCATAAGATATCTAAGACTCTCTCTTATTTCTTTTGCCATCTTAGTCAAACTATCTACATATTTAGGATTCATATCTTCTTGGTCGAATAATATGTCTATTTTTTGTTCCAGTCTTGATATGTTCCTAGATAGAGACTCAATCTCGTCTACCTCTCTCATCGCTATAATATTTGCTGCTGATTTTTGAACGAGTGGTTGAAGATGTTTTGTCATATGTCTCTTAACTTGTTCTTCGGTGCAATCTACCATTTTTGCCACTGCATTAGGGGTAATATGGCCTTGACCTAGTTGTTCTTCTATAAGGGGTCTTAATTCATGTGTGCATATTTTACAACGTGGATTTGAAGCATCATGATAATCCCCCATGTGGTTTCTCATGTGTTTAGATGTGGTTCCACTAGGCCATCCTTCCATCTTATCCAAGTCATCGGGTGCTATGTTCATTGTTTCCAATTGTGCTTCTAAGGCATCACGGTTCTCATGATTGCATAACTTACATCTTCTTCTAGTTACCATGCTATCATTTCCCTCCACGATTTCTT